CGGGTTGCGAAGCTGGAGGAGGCGCTGGTCTGGTGCAGCGCGGCCAGCGACTTTCAGGAGGGCGGCATCGCCCGTGTGGGGTGGCTCAAGCTGTGCCGTCCGCTCCTGCAAACGCTGAGCCCGCCCACAGGAGCCTCGGGTAAAACTGAAGGCGAGAGCGAGTCCAAGTCCATAGCGAATAGCATTTCCAAACTCTCCTCCCAGCACATGACAGCAGGAGGAAGAGAGCCATGAACAACGAGTTCGTCTTCATCGCGACAATTCTGTCCATCATCTCGGGCGCCCTCATCTTCATCGCCTTCGCTGTCAGCCACATCGCCAAGCGCATCGATGAACTGGCGCACATCGCGCGGCTGAGCGCGACCTTTGGCGAGAGCCGTCCGGACGCCTCGGGTACTTCTGCCACCGAGGACAGGCTTCGCGTTCAAGCGAATGGAGACAACAAATGAGCCTCAAAGCCCTTGGTTACATCGCCCTTTTTGCCTTCGCCGTAATTACCGGCGCTTTTGTTTTCTTGGGGAGTTGAAAATGTTCGACGGGGCGTCAGGGGAAAACCACAGGACCAGGGTAGAGATCATCTGCCACGAGGCGATGCTGACCTTGGCGGTATTGCCCTCAGGAGGGCGCAGGGTAGGCAATGGCTGGCCGCAGTACATCCACGAGGCTGACGAGCACGGGGCTTACCCAGACCCCGACAGGCGCGAACGGCCGCCATGGAAACCCAGCCCTAGGCACATCGATGAACTCGACTGCGTCCTCCAGTGGTTCGCCACATGGAAGGGCAGAGACCGGAGGCGCAACGGGCTGTTCAAATGGGAGTATGCTCTCCTTGAGGTCAGGGCGACACAATACCTGTGCGGCAAGCCTTCATGGCGCAGGATATCGGAGGCCATGGAAAGCGTCGATCGGGCGCCTACTCGCAGCCATGTCTGGTGGATGCACCGGCACAATGATCTGATACAGATCGCGGAGCTGCAGGCGGCAATGTGTGGAGATCAGAAAGTTCTCGCCCGCGCGGCTTGATTTTTCACTTTACAGATTTAACAAAATCAGGGCATTTTCCCGTTAGTGGTGGCGGATCGCGTCTGAGCACCACAAGCAATTGAGTTTGTCTCCGTCCAAGGGGCAAAACCAGAGGGCCGACCTGCTGAATCAGGTGCGGCCCTCAACCTTTTCCATTCAGGGGCAGGACGTGACCGAACGACACACAGCAGGATTTGAAGCTTGGCGCTCCCTCCACGGAGAGGCGCAGGTTCCGCCCCCGCCGCGCCGGCTGCGAGACTTCTCGACGGCGTGGATCATCGTCATCGGCCTCATGCTGTCAGCAAGCTGGGCGCTGTCTCAGGCCTTGGTTTATGGCTGGTTCCGGTGAAATTCCTTTGGTGGTCTTTTGGCGTCCTAGGTGTTGCAACCGCCTGCTTCGTGGTGGTGTGGTTTCTCCCTGAGATCGCCTCGTGGGTCACCCCGAGGGGTTGATGGAAGCCCGGGTCTACTTTTTCGCCGACCCGGAACCCGAGCCGATTCCGAGACTGCAGGTCGAGCTTGACGCCGAGGTCGCCCGTCTCATCGCCGGAAAGTCCGGAGAGAGCGAGCTGGAGTTCATTTACGCCAACAATCCTGGTCCGGTCGCCCGCAAATGGGCCATCTGGGATTTAGGCCAGAAGCGCATCGGCCTGTCGCTCAAACCCTTCATGAAGGGGGTCATCGACTACGAGGTCATTGCCCAGCCTCACAGCGTAGCGTTCGAACTGACCTACGCCAACACTCATAGCGGGCTGAAGTTCGGCCCCCGTGCGCAACGGACAATCGTCCTCCCGATCCTCAACTCCGAGCGGCCAAAGGAACTGGCCCCCGTAGGCGACCCAAGTGGCCAGCCGCCCCTGACGCTCACAAAGGTAGCCCCGGCCCCAGCGCGGCCAAGACCCGCACCAGTGGCCCAGCCAGCCCCCGCAAAGACATATCACGCCCCCGTGAAGCCAGCCCCAGCAAGGCGGCCTGAGCCTCCAAGGCGCAAATAGACGCAAGCAAGTACGTCCGAAAAAGTGAGTCCCATCAATGCTATTCAAGACTTTCACTGATGTAGGTACGTCCCAGCCGTTCACAGCGCTCAGGGGCGGGTTCGATGTCATCCTCACCCCGATGACGGGCTCCAACAGCCTGACCATCGAGCGTGAGGTCGTGCTCGGCGTCTGGGTCACGTTCGGCAGCGCCATCACGGCGGCCGGCACCACCCGCAAGTCGCACGGCATCGACTACACCGCGCCAGTCCGGTTCCGCATCAACTGCGGCACGCACGATACGGCGGACATCCTTGTCTACCTGGAGGGCGATTTCCTCGCGGACGAGGTGACGATCTTCGACAGCGGGCCTGAGGGCATCCTGATCGAAACCGGCGACGACATGCTTCTTGAAAACGGCGAATACATGCAGATGGAGTTCTAGGATGGGCAGGAAAGTTACAGACAACACAGCGATTACCGGGGCCAACTCGGCAACGGGCGATCTCTTCATGATCGTGGACGTCAGCGATACGACCGACGCCGCAACCGGCACCAACAAGAAGATTACGCGTGCCGAGCTATGGAATGCGATGCTTCAGGCATCGCCCAGCACAACCCTGGTTGTCACCAACCTTGATGCTGGCGCATCGGGTACGGCGGGCACAATCGATGTGTTCCCGACGACGGCATCCAAGGGAAAGCTGCAGATCGCCGTTACCGACCAGACGGGCGACACAACCGTCACCCTGCAGATCGGGGCCATGGCGACGACCCGCGCCATCACGCTGGCGGACCCCGGCGCTACCGCGAACATCCTCACCAGCACGGGCATAGGCGGCACCCAGATCGCCAGAGCCAGCACCCAGTTCGACGCTGTTTCGGGTACGACGGGAACGACGCTGACCAACGTCATCGGCATGGTCCTTACGGTCATCCCGGCGACTTACAAATATCGCGTCTGCCTGCCGGGCGTTGCAACCGCCAACTGCGGCATCAAGGCGGCGTTCAAGCTCACCACTACGGTTCTCACCTCGATCGAGGCAACCGGTCTGGCGTACACCGCCAGCGCCGTCGCCGTGCAGCACACCGTCACGACAACCGACCAGACGGCTCAGATCGCCTCGACCTCTGCGGCCATCTACACGGTTCTCGAGGGCTCCATGGTGGTCGGCACAGGCGGCACGATCCAGATCCAGGCCGCCCAGAACGCGTCTCACACCGACACCACGTCGGTCTATGTCGGCGCCACGTTCGAACTCACCCGCATCGCCTAAGCGTAAGGATCACCTCACATGGCACGCCAACTTGTAATCGACCGCCTTCACGAAGGCTCCTCGGTGTTCACCCCCGGCGGGGCTACCCGAACCCTCAACCACAGCGACGCCGGCAAGATGATCCAGCTCGACACTGCTGCGGGAACGGTCATCACGCTGCCTGCGGCTCTCGGCACCGGAGATATCTTCGGGTTCGTCACCACGGTAATCGCCACCAGCAACAGCCACATCGTGAAGGTTGCAAACGCTACCGACGTGATGACCGGCGCTCTCTGGGTCGTGGACAACGCCGACGGTACTGTCACCAGCTTCGGCACGGTTGCAGCATCCGATACGGTCACGCTCAACCGAACCGACACCGGCTCGGTGAAGATCGGTGAGCGGTTCTTCGTGCAGGACATCAAGGCCGGCTACTGGTCCATATGGGGCGCCATCGTCGCCACCGGCTCAGAAGCAACTCCGTTCAGCGCGGCGGTCTAAGCCTTACACTACGTCAACGCGACAACCGCTGCTTATTGCGGATCGCATAGGACTCACACAATGGCGGCCGATTTAAAAACGCCCAAAATCGGTGAGGGCAAAGCCGGACCCGGCAGGCCCAAGGGAATGCCCAACAAGACCACTGCGCTGCTCAAGGATGCGATCCTCATGGCGGCAGAGGAGGCGGGTGGCAAGGAAGGGATGATAGGCTACCTGCGCACGCAGGCCGCAGCAAACCCCGGTCCCTTTCTCGCGCTTCTGGGCAAAGTGCTCCCGATGCAGGTTACAGGCGAGGACGGCCAGCCAGTGCAAATGACGATCACATGGCTTCCGCCAACGGCGAAGTAATCATCCCGTATTCGCCGCGCTCGGCGTTCCTGCCTTTTCACAACAGGATACAGCGCTGGGCCTCACTCGTGGTCCACAGACGCGGCGGGAAGACGGTCGCCAGCATCAATGAGCTACAGAAGAAGGCCATCACCAACACGCGGGCATGGCCCCCGCCGAAATACGCCTATGTCGCCCCATACTATAACCAGGCGAAGCGGATCGCATGGGGTTACGCCAAGCATTACGCCGACCCCATTCCCGGCCGCGAGTTCAACGAGAGCGAACTCAAGATCACTTACCCCAACGGGGCAGAGCTTCGCCTCTTCGGAGCGGACAACCCGGACAGCCTCAGGGGTGACTATCTCGACGGGGTTGTGCCTGACGAATATGCGGACTGGGACCCGAACGTCTGGCCGCTGATCATCCGCCCAATGCTGGCGGACTTCGCAGGCTGGGCTGCCTTCATCGGCACGCCAAAGGGCCGCAACGCATTCCACAGGTTGCACACGGACGCCGAAAAGGACCCGGACAACTGGTTCACGATGAAGCTCAAGGCTTCACAGAGCGGGCTGATATCATCGGCCGAACTCGCAGACCTTCGCCAGGGAATGAGCGAAGACCAGTTCGAACAAGAGTTCGAATGCTCGTTCGATGCGGCCATTCAGGGCGCCTACTACGCCCAGCTTCTCAGGGAAGCTGAACAGCAAGGGCGGATCTGCAATGTTGCCCAGGACCCGCTGATGCGGATCAGGGCGCACTGGGACATCGGCGGACCCGGCAAGAAGGCCGACGCCATGGCCATCGTTATCTGCCAGTTCGTGGACAAGGAAATCCGCATCCTCGACTGCATACAGGGCACCGGCCAGGTGCTCGGCTACTACGTCAACGAGCTTCGCAGCCGGGGCTATTCCAAAGCCCTGTGCGTTGTGCCGCATGACGCTGCGCAGACGCACGCTGACAATCCCTACGGCATAGACTTCGAGGCCCAGCTCAGGGCGGCAGGGTTCGAGACCAAGAAGATACACTCGCCGCCTGGCATCGTCATGCAGCGGATTTCCACAGCAAGGCGCTACTTCCCCCGCATGTGGTTCAACAAGAACACCACGCAGCCCCTAAGGGACGCGCTGCAGGCCTACGCCGAGAAGAAGCACGAGAAGACCAACGAGGGCCTCGGGCCTGACCATAACTGGGCGTCACACTTCGGGGACGCATTCGGCATGATGGCCATCGACTACGAGGAACCGAGGAAGACCGTGCAGAAACTCGATATCCCCAGCTTCGGAGCGGTCTAGGTGGCATACGCCGACGCTGCGCCACAGGACGAGATGAAGCTCTCGGACACCGAGCTTTTGTCCATTCTCGCCGCTGAGAAGCAGGCCAGCATCGGCTTCGAGAACTCGACCGAGCTGGACAGGAAGCGCCAGCAGTCGCTGGAATACTCCAAAGGGGAGATGAAGGACGTTCCTTCGCTGCCCAACCGATCGAAGGCTGTCTCAACTGACGTAGCAGACGCCATTGAGACGGTCCTGCCCGACCTCATGGAGATATTCACCGGGGGCGAGGACGTTGCCTCATTCGATCCTCAGGGCGAGGAAGACGAAGAGGGCGCAAAGCAGGAGACCGAATACGTCAACTACGTCGCGTTCCGGAAGCTTGGAGGCTGGAAGCTTCTCTATACCGCCATCAAGGATGCGCTGCAGGTAGACACCGGCATCATCGACACGTGGTGGGCGGACGAGGAAAAGACCGACGAGAAGCAGTTCCAGGGGATCACCGCCCCCCAGCTTTCAATGCTCATGGAAAACGGGTTCGTCATCCTTGAGAAGGAGCCTGTCCCCGCCGGCCCCGATGGGCTGGAGACCTACAACGTCAAGGCCGAGCAGACCTACGATGCGGGGTGCATCAAGTCCGCGGCTGTTGACCCTTCCAATCTGAGCGTGGCGCCGGATACGGTGGATATAGCCGATGGAACCTATTGCGTAGTCCGCAGCTTCCCCCGCGCTCAGAGCCTTGTCGACCAGGGATTCGAGAAGGAGCTGGTCGACCAGCTTCCCGACTATCCCAACAGGGGCGATGAGCAGACCGAACGCTCCCGGGACCTCTCAGGCGAGCAGGACACCTCCAACTCGGGCGCCGCGAACAAGCACCTCCGCACGGTTCAGGTGCTCAAGCATTGGGTGCGTGTGGACGGTGATCAGGATGGCAAGACCGAGCTTTGGTGCGTCCATACCGACGACCAATGCAAGGTCATCCTCGACAAGCGCAAGGTGAACAGGGTCGGGCTGGCGGTAGGAACGCCATTCATCCAGACCCATCGGTTCTATGGGATGTCGCTGGCCGAGAAGCTGGTGGAGATCCAGAAGATCAAGACGGCGCTGGTCCGGATGATGCTGGACTCGGGCTACTTCGCCATGAACCAGCGGCTTTATGTGGCCGAGGACAAGGCGAACGACAATACCGTTCCCGATATCCTCAGGAACGAGCCCGGCGTTCCCATTCGTGGACGGATCGAGGGAGCGGTAAGTCCCATTCAGGCCGGCCAACTGGGCTTCGACGTGCAGATGGCGCTGGAATACGTCTCCACGATGGCCGAACAGCGCTCAGGCGTTGTGAGGAACGCTCAGGGGCTCAACCCCGACACGCTGCACGACACGGCCAAGGGCGCAATGGCGCTCATGAGCATGGCGCAGAGGCGGGTCAGGATGATTGCCCGGGTCCTTGCCGAGACGCTGGTAAAGGGCTGGTTCCTCAACATCCACGCCCTGAGCCGGACCCATAACACGCGGCAGGAAAAGGTCAGGCTGCGGGGCAAGTGGGTAGACATCGACCCCAGCACGTTTGGCGAGCGCGCTGACATGCTGATTGAAGTAGGCGTCGGCTCCGGAGGCAAGGAGACCGAGCTGGTGATGATGGACAAGATGTTCGAGTACGTCGAGCGGATTGTCGAGCGGCAGGGCGGGTTGAATGGCCCCCTGGTCATGGCGGACAACGTCTACAACCTCTTGAAGCGCATGACCGAGCGCGCAGGGTTCAAGGCCCCCGAGCAGTTCTGGACCGATCCGGAGGAAGCCCCGCCGCAGCAACCCCAGCCTGATCCGGAGATGATCAAGGTTCAGGCCGAGGCGCAGGCCGCGCAGGTCAAGGCGCAGACCGAAATGGCCAAGCTGCAGGCCGAGAATGAATGGGTGAAGATCGAGGCGCAGAAGACCGCATTCGAGGCGAGGGCATCCGAGCAGGAAGCCCGCATCAGGGCCGCCGAGACCGGCGCACGCGAACAGAACGACAGGCTCAAGATCGAACTGGAAGCCCAGAAGGCGCAGGCCGAGATCGAGATCAAACGGCAAGAACTGGAACTGAAGAAGGCCGAGCTTGGCATCAAGCAGCAGGAGCTTGGCGCCAGGGTCCAGATGGAAGCCGACAAGCGCACTCACGACAAGGAGATGCGCCGGTTCGATGCCTCCGCGAGCATGACAGAAACCGCAATGCAGCATGAACACGAAGCGGGACAGGCGGAAGCCGGGGCCGAGCCGGAAACTGAGCAGGAAGCCAAGCCCGACCGTGACGAGATGATGCTGGAACTCATCCGCGGCATCTCCGAGCAGAACGCTGCGATCCTGAGGTCGCAGTCGGGCCGCCGACGGGTTGTCCGCGACGAGACAGGGCGTGTCAGCCATGTCGAGATCGAAGGCAATGACTGATGGCTGACAACGTCGAACTCGGGTCAGCGTCCGGCGGGGCTATTGTCGCAGCCGACGACGTTGGCAGCGTCTTCTACCAGCAGATCAAGCTCGACGCCGGAGGCGATGGCGTAGCGGTCCCGATCATCGCGGGCCGAAATTCTGACGCGGAAAGCCTTCCGGTCGCCCTGTCCGATGAAGACGTTGCCCTGATCGACGGGCTGGAGACAGCGATTGCCTCGACCAACACCAAGCTCGACACGGTCATTGCGGCTCTCAGCACGATAGACGGCAGGGTAGATGGCCTTGAGACGCTGATTGGCACGACCAACACGACACTGACGACCATAGACGGGCGTGTAGACGGGCTTGAAACGCTCATCACCTCGACCAACACGAAGCTCGACACCGAGAACACCAACTCGGGCGCGATCAAGACTGCGGTTGAGACGCTGGACAATACGGTCGGCGGCTCTGAGCTTCAGGTCGACATCGTCGGCGCACTCCCTGCCGGGGCAAATGCTATCGGCAAGCTGGCGGCCAACTCCGGTGTTGATATCGGGGATGTCGATGTAACGACGCTCCCGGCCATCACGCTTGCCGCAGCCCAGACGCTTGCCACGGTGACGACGGTAAGCACGGTCACATCGGTTACGGCCATCGCCAACGCCCTGCCGGCGGGCAACAACAACATCGGCGATGTCGATGTCGCTTCCATCGCAGCCGGTGACAACAATATCGGCAACGTGGATCTGGCGTCCTCGATCCCGGCCGGCACGAACAATATCGGGGATGTAGACGTTCTTACCCTGCCCATGTCCATTCAGGGGCCGGGCAATCCGACCATCGACAGCTATACCAGCGTCCTGATTTCCGCTGCGGCCAACACGGCAGACCAGCAGCTCATCGCAGCGCCTGGATCGAACAAGCAGCTATGGGTCTATAGCTGGGGCGGTTCTGCCGACACAGCGGATGGCTCAATCGCACTGCAGGACGAGGACAACGCGACACACACAGGCGTCATGGAAGTAACGCGGCGCGGCGGCTTTGCTATCGGTGCGTCGGGCAACTTCGCCATGCCGCTGTTCAAGGTCGCGACCAACAAGAAGCTGGAAATCGACACCGTGACCTGCGGGTTCAAGGGCTGGATTTCCTACGCCATCGTGAGCGTCTAGCCGATGGCGCTTAAATTTGTCGGTGGCAAGTCCGGCGCCGTTGCCGGGTCTACGTCATCGACGCCGAACACGGTTGCTCTCAACAGCGGACTGACCGGCGGCTTTGCGACATCTGTTGCCTCGGGCGACCTCATCATTGTGCAGGTCGGCGTAGGGCATCAGGCGCGCACGCCAGCGCCCGTCGTTCGCGCCGTGGATGACACGGCTTATTCGGTTGTCGGCACGGCGCAGAACGTCACCACCGACACGCAGGACATCTATTCGGACCTCCGCTACCGCTTCCACGATGGCACAAGCAATGACGACAGTGTCGAAATCGGCAACTCCGGGGATGCGGCTGACGGCCTTGCCTATGCAATCCATGTCTGGCGCGGGGTCGATACCGGAACGCCGCTCGATGGTGTCACGCCAACAGCGGCGACCGGAACCGACACCGGCCGCCCGAACCCGCCGTCGATCACGCCGGGGTCGCTTGGGTCTGTCATCATCATCGCCGGCGCAGGCGGGGCGGCTACAGGCGCAAACTTCGTCACGGGAGAACTGCAGAACCTTCACACGGTCAACAGCCCGGACACCAACGATGCGACCGTTGGCCTTGCCTCCTATCACTGGGCGGGAACATCTGCGTTTGACCCGGCGGCGTGGACGGGCGGGTCAACGAACGCCAACAACTCATGGGCCGCAAAGTGTCTGGTACTGCGGGCCGCGACGGCTGATGCGCCAATCATCCGCTCGCTGGCCCGGGGTTTTGGGACCACAACCATTACGGTCACCAAGCCCTCGGGCACGACCGACGGCGACCTGCTCGTGGGTTTCGTCCGGGCGGACGGCGGCTTGCCAGGCACGCCCTCCGGGTTTGCGACAGGGCCGAGTTCGACCACGCCGGCAATCTGCGACGTCCGGTGGATATCCAAGACGGCCGCCTCGGAAGGGGCGGACTATACCTTCACCATCACCGGCAACGGCGATGCGGTGCTGCTCCGGATCACCGGGGCGGACACTTCCTCACCATTCGAAGCCGACAGCCAGGCGGCAACCGGAGTAAGTTCGACCCGCACCAACGACGGCATATCGCTCACCGACGCCGATTCGCTGGCGATCCTGTTCACTGACGGCGGCAACGCCTACACCGGCACCGATAACGCCTTCGGGCTCATCCCCGGAACTGGGGATGGCTTTACCGACCTGTTCGGCAGGTATCCCGGCGCCACCGGAGAAACCGGCGCAACTTCGATAGCGATGTCGTCAACGACCTGGGACACGTACATGGTGGGCATCCTGTCAGCGCCTGCGGCGGTGTCCACAGTCGCCCAGCGCTCAATGACGGGAGCGGGTCTATGAGCCTGCTGCTCCTGTTCTATGGCGGAGGCTCGGAAGTTGGGGCCGTGGCTGCGCCCGATGCAGGCGGCGCGGACGGCCCGGACGAGAAGAAAAAGAAGAAACCGAAGCCGCAGGGGGCCTACCCCCACGAGCGCAGGATCTACTCCCCCGAGGAGCTGGTTCCGCACAAGTCTGTCGAGCAGCAGCTCGAAGAGTATTTCGCGGCAAAGAACGCACCCAAGGCCCCGGCCAGGGTAAAGCGCGCACTGAAGAAGGCGGCAAGGTCCGAGCCACTGACACAGGCCGAACGCGACGCCGTCGCCTATTGGGAACTGCAGGCGTCGATCGACGATGAAGAGGACGAAATCATCATGCTCCTGATGGCCGCATGACCGAAGTCGAGAACCTCCAGCGCGCCCTGCAGGCCAAGTACGAACTCAACCTCACCGCAGAGGCCTACCTCAAGACGCGCCTCGCCCTGATGAAGGACGCCGAGACCGCCGGCAACCCCGATGATGCATGGCAGGCGGTGCTGCAGATGCGCGCGCTCGACGCCGTGATGAAGCGCCTCAAGGACCACATCACCACCTCCGACCTCGACAAAGTAGGCAAGGACCAATGACCGACGAGCGCGCCGAGTTTATCAAAATCCAGACTGGGTTCGGCCCGACGCTGCCCGGCTGGGGCCACGCGGTCTACCGCACAAACGTCCGCGTCCATAACGACTGCCTGACCATCGGCACGAAGATGTCGCCCCGAGATTTCAAGGCGCCCGATGGCTTCGTCTTCCTCTGGCAAGACGGAGATTATGCGATCTACAAGGGACCTAAACCATGACTGAAGTTGTGACCGCCCCGGCCCCCACGCCGCCGGCTCCCGAACCCGCGCCCGTCATGCACGCCACGGTTGACTCGTGGGTCGCAGAACGCCGTGAGAAGCGCGCAGCGGCAGCCCCGCTGCAAGGCGCAGACGGCAAGTTCATCTCAAAGAATCCACAGCCTGAGGCTGCTCCCGTAGAGGATGCGCCCGCTGAAGTATCAGACGCCGACACCCAAGCGGCTGACGACGACCAAGGGGAGCCCATCGAGGCCAACCCCGAGGGAGACAATGCGGCCCCGCCCGAACCGCTGGAAGCGGCAATCGAGCCTCCGCAGTTTTGGGATGCCGAAGGCAAGGAAGCGTTCGCCAAGCTCTCGCCGGCCGCCAAGCAGGAAGTGAAGCGGTGGGAAGAGCAGCGCACGAAGGCCGTAGCCAAGGCTATGCAGAAGTCCGCCGAGATGGAGAAGGCCGCGACAGCCAAGCACCAGCAGCTTCGCGAGATCGTCGACCGTTTCGGAGAGCAGGAAGAACCCGCCGACGCGCGGATGAAGCAATGGGACGAATGGTTTGCGAGGGAGGGCGTTGAACTCGCCCGAACCAATCCAGGCGCATTCGTAGCCGAGCAAGCGCGTTACCAGCAGGAAAAGAGAGAGCACGACAAGGTGAAGGCCGACAAGGCCGACGCTGAGCGCGCGCTCTATTCCGAGCACATCAAGGAGCAGAACCGGCTGTTGCCGGAACTCGCCCCCGAACTGGCGGACCCGAAGGAAGGCAAGCAGCGGTTTGCGGACACGATGAGTTACCTCCGCGACGCCGGCTACGAGTCTGAAACGCTCAAGTGGATTTCAGCAAGGGACCTGTCATTCGCCCACAAGGCGATGCTCTGGGACCGCGCACAGGCGCGGGCCAAGGAGGCCCCGAAACCCAAGCCGAAGCCCGCAGGCCCGACTGCTGCACCAGCAGGACAGGGACAGCGCGCTTCATCGTCAGAAGCACAGCTTAGAGCGCTGCAGGGCAAGAAGAGCCTATCGCAGGACGAGTTCCTCAAAATGCAGGCTCTCAGGCGCAAATAGAAAAGCGCGAGAACCATGACCGCCCCAACCGAACTGGTCCTTCGGGCCGCCCTTATTGGCGAGTTCGAAGACCTCGAAGACGATATCCACCGCGTAGCCGCCGAAGAAACGCCCTTCGGCAGCAACATCGGCAAGCGCAAGGTCAAGTCGATCATGCCCGAGTGGCTGATCGAATCCCTTGCGACCCCCGATGAAACCGCAGTCGCCCTCGACGGCGATGATGTGTCCACCCTCGACGCTGCTCACCACCCCGCACGGCGCAGCGTTTACATGCAGATCAACCGCAAGACCGGCGGTGTCTCGCGTACCTCGCAACTGTCCGACCGGGCAGGCCGCGCGGACGAGGTTGATTATCAGAAGATGATCAAGGGCATCGAGATGCGCCGCGACTTTGAAAAGCGCATCGTCGGCAACTTCGCGTCCATTGCTGAAACCGGCGCCACAACCCGGAAGACTGCAGGGGCGCTCGCCTGGATTGCAACCAACGACGCCCTTGGCGCCGGTGGCTCCTCAGGCGGCTGGTCCTCGGCCGGCGTGGTTGGCGCTGCTACCTCAGGCACCGCCCGCACCTACACGGAAACGCTCCTCAAGGGCGTGCTCGTGACGGCGTTCACCAACGGGGCCAAGCTGTCGCAATGCTATGTGGGCGGCACTCACAAGCAGGTCATGTCGGCCTTTACCGGTATCGCGGACATCCGCGCTTCGGTGAGCAACAACAACCAGGCGACCATCTACGGCGCGGCCGACACCTACGTCTCGGACTTCGGCCCGATCACCATCATTCCGCACCCCTACGGCCTGACGGCAGACGCCCTGCTGATCGATCCGAGCGGTTGGGATGTTGGCACCTATGACGGGGTCAAGACCGTCGCGCTGGCGAAAACCGGCGACTCGGATCGGTTCCTGATGACGATGGAAAAGGGCCTGATCGCCAAGAACGAACTCAAAGGCGCCTGCATTCGCGCCCTGAGCTAATCTCCCTTCGCCCTCACCGTAGGGGAGAACAACTGAGCGGGCGGCTTCACACCGGGGCCGCCCGTATTCTTTGGAGACACCATGAGCGAAGAAATCAACGCACAGACCGTAGAGGCGCAGGAAACCGAGCGCCAGGAACTGCGCAGGCAGCTTGAGAAGGAAGCCATCGAGGTCGGCCTCAAGGTCGGCAAGCGCTGGAGCGATGAAAAGCTGATCGAGGAAATCGGCCGCAAGCACATCGAGATTGCGCAGCAGACCGCCGTCACCAATGCCAAGCGGGAGATCAAGACAGCGTCCGACACGGACATTGTCAGGGTCCGTATCCTGCCCATGGGCAACGACAAGATCAGCCGCGGCGTCCACATCCCCGGCAAGGGCGACCTGTTCTACAAGGCCGGCGATACCATGAATGTCGAGCGCCAGATTGCCGAGGTCCAGCAGGCCCGCGGCCTTGTCGAGATCCAGAATGCTGCGGCCTGATTCAAAGGCGGTCCCGATCCCGGCAGGGTTCCGGCCGCTGATCCAGACCGCTGCGGGCGCCCAATGGTTCGTCAAATACAACCACGACCGCCACGGCAACATCATCGGCCGTGAGTTCGCGATGTATCAGGACGTCGAGCCCCTCCTCGACCACAACGGGCGCATGATGAACCAGAACGATGGCTGGTCGGTAGAGGGGCGCGAGAAGGGCGACAAGCTCCTGCGCCGCGCCGCATCCGTTCCCTTCGCGCTCATCGAGAAGTGGAAGGCCGAGGAAGGCTGGGACTATCTCAATCCCGACCATGCCGACAAGGCCCGCCAGAAGCTCAACGATATTGACTACCGCAAGCTTAGAACCGCGCACTGGAGCGTCTAGGTGGGCATCACCTTCTCAGATCCGGATGTTGACTCGGATGTCGACACCGTCTCATGGGCGGCTGTCGTCAGGGCATCGGGGTTTGATGCGTTCGTCGCAACGCCTTCCAGCGCAAACTTCGCGACGCTGGTCACGGATGAGACGGGCTCGGGCCTGCTGGTCTTCGCCACATCGCCCAGCCTCACCACGCCGCTTCTGGGCACGCCTACCAGCGGCAACCTCGCCAACTGCACAGCGTACCCAGCCAGCGCTCTGGCTGGCCTCGGCACGGGCGTTGCGACATTCCTCGCCACGCCCAGTTCTGCAAACTTCGCAGCAGCTATCACGGATGAGACCGGCTCCGATAAGGTCGTTTTCTCGGCTGGCACGCTCGCCGTCGCCAGCGGCAAAACGCTCACGGTATCGAATAACATCACGCTTACCGCCACCGATGGCTCAACCCTCGCCATCGGAACGGGCGGCACGCTCGGCTCTGCCGCCTACAAGGCAACCGGCACATCCGGCAACACCGTTCCCCTGCTGGATGGCAACAATATCCACAGCGGCACGCTCACGGTCTCCGGCCAGCTTATAGGAAAGGGCACGGCCACCAACGACAGCCCTTCCGCCGGCTATATTGGCGAAATCATAGAATCTACTCTCGCAGAGGGCTCGGCGGTCAGTCTCAGCGACTCGACCGCAGCCAACATAACGACCATAAGCCTCACCGCAGGACACTGGC